AAACGGACAAACATCTTCTGGGCTCTATAGCTTGTTCATACCTATGGAGTGGAACTACGAAGGATTCATGGATACTTTCGGATCACCTGTCTTCACTAGAACAAAGAATACAGTCAAAGGAATTGATGGTCATGAAATTACAACAGGAGTTATTGAGCACTGGGAAAACGAAGTTGAAGGATTAAAAGGAGATCAAGATAGCTTAAACGAATATTATAGGCAGTTTCCAAGAACAGAGCAGCACGCGTTTAGAGATGAAACTAAAAATAGCTTATTTAATTTAACTAAAATATACGAACAAATAGACTACAACGAAGAACTAAATAATATAGCTAACTATACTAAAGGTTCTTTTATGTGGCAAAATGGAATACAAGATACTAAAGTAATATTTAGTCCTAATAAAGACGGTAGATTTTTAGTTTCTTGGGTACCACCAGTTAATCTTCAAAATTCTATAATAGTAAGAAATGGAATCAAATATCCAGCAAACGAGCATGTTGGCGCGTTTGGTTGTGACTCTTACGATATATCAGGAACTGTGGATGGCAAAGGATCTAATGGTGCACTTCATGGACTTACTAAGTTTTCAATGGAAGATGCTCCGCCTAACCACTTTTTTCTTGAGTATATAGCTAGACCTCAAACAGCTGAAATATTTTTTGAAGATGTATTAATGGCTTTAGTATTTTATGGCATGCCAATACTAGCTGAAAACAACAAACCTAGATTATTATATTATTTAAAAAGAAGAGGTTATAGAGGTTTTAGCATGAATCGCCCTGATAAAATATGGAATAAATTATCGCCTACTGAAAAAGAAATAGGTGGTATACCAAATACAAGTGAAGATATTAAGCAAGCACATGCGTCAGCTATTGAAAGTTATATAGAAACTTATGTTGGTAAAATAGAAAATGGATATGGCGATATGTATTTTCAAAAAACATTAGAAGACTGGGCACAATTTAATATTAATAACAGAACAAAGTATGATGCTTGTATAAGTTCTGGTTTAGCTATAATGGCTTGTAATAAAAATAGATATACGCCAGTTGCTGCAAAGTTTAAAAAACAAGTTAACTTAGGTATAAAAAAATACGATAACACAGGTTATGTTTCAAAAATAAAATAAATGAGTATAATTCCAAACGCAAACACAACAAGTTCTTTTCCAAGTCAGGTAGTACCAGACGCTGAAAAAGCTACATATGATTACGGTTTACGCGTTGCAAAAGCTATTGAAGACGAGTGGTTTAGAAATGATAGAGGTAGATATGATAGATTCAATACTAATTACGATAATTTTCATAGATTAAAGTTATATGCTCGAGGTGAACAAAGTGTACAAAAATATAAAGATGAATTATCTATCAACGGTGATTTATCATATTTAAATCTTGATTGGAAGCCTGTTCCAATAATACCTAAATTTGTAGATATAGTAGTAAATGGCATGTCACAAAGAAGTTATGATATTAAAGCTTTTGCTCAAGATCCTGCATCTATAAGAAAAAGAACTAAATACGCTGAAGCTCTTAACAGAGACATGCAGCAAAAAGATTTAATAAACCAACTACAGCAGCTCACAGGTATGGACTTGTCAGCATCTCAAGGTGTTGGTTTAAATATGGAAAGTGACGAAGACTTGCAGCTTCATATGCAAATGAATTATAAAGAGTCTGTAGAAGTAGCTGAAGAAGAATTAATAAATCAAGTATTAGATTATAATAGATACGACTTAATAAGAAAAAGATTAAACTATGATTTAACAGTGCTTGGTATAGCTTGCGTTAAAACTTCTTTTAATAATTCAAATGGCATAGAAATACAATACGTAGATCCTTCATGTTTAGTTTATTCATACACAGATGATCCAAACTTTGAAGATTTATATTATGTAGGTGAAGTAAAGTCTGTTAGTATATCAGAGTTAAAAAAGCAGTTTCCTAACTTAACTGTAAGTGAAATAGAACAAATACAAAAGTATCCAGGTAACACTAATTATACTAGAAACTTTAATGGTCGCTATGATGATCAAACTGTTCAAGTGCTTTACTTTGAATATAAAACTTATACTAATCAAGTATTTAAAATAAAAGAAACTGCATCAGGACTTGAAAAAACATTAGAAAAGCAAGATGTATTTTTAGAAGCACCTGAAACAGATAACTTTAAAAAAGCTTTTAGATCTATTGAAACATTATATAGAGGCGCTAAAATACTAGGGCATGAAATGATGTTAAACTGGACTATGTGTCCTAATATGACTAGGCCAAACTCTGATACTACTAGAGTCAATATGAACTATAATATAGTAGCGCCTAGATTATATAAAGGAAGAGTTGAGTCTTTAGTTAGTAGAATAACTACATTTGCAGATATGATACAACTAACACATCTCAAGCTACAACAAGTAATGTCAAGAGTAGTACCTGACGGTGTATTTATGGACGTAGACGGTTTAGCCGAAGTTGATTTAGGCAATGGCACAAGCTATAATCCAGCTGAAGCGTTAAATATGTATTTTCAAACTGGTAGTATCGTAGGTAGATCATACACGCAAGATGGCGGCCCTAATCCTGGAAAAGTTCCTATACAAGAACTTTCAACTTCTAACGGCATGGGTAAAATACAAAGCTTAATACAGACTTATCAGTATTATTTACAAATGATAAGAGATGTGACCGGGCTTAACGAAGCTAGAGATGGTAGCAACCCAGATAAAAATTCTTTAGTAGGATTACAAAAAATAGCCGCAGCTAATAGCAACACCGCCACAAGACATATACTACAGTCTAGCCTTTATTTAACGCTTAAAACGTGTGAAAATATATCATTAAGAGTTGCAGATGCTTTAATGTTTCCAATGACTAAACAGTCTTTAATGCAAAGTATTTCTAAATATAATGTTGGTACATTAAATGAATTATCTAAATTAAGTATGCATGACTTTGGTATATTTTTAGAATTAGAGCCAGACGAAGAAGAAAAGCAATTGTTAGAAAATAATATACAAGTAGCTTTAAAATCTGGACAGATAGATTTAGAAGATGTAATAGATATTAGAGAAGTTAAAAATTTAAAGTTAGCTAATCAAATGCTTAAAAAGCGTAGAAAAGATAAAGCAGCTAGAGATCAGCAAGCACAACAAGCTAATATACAAGCTCAAGCTGAAGCTAACGCTAAGTCTGCAGAACAAGCTGCATTAGCCGAATCGCAAAAACAACAAATAATAACTCAACAAAAAATACAGTTAGAAAAAGCTAAATCTGATTTTGAAATAAATAAATTTGAAAGAGAAGCTCAAGTAAAGCAACAGTTAATGGAGTTAGAGTTTAATTATAACATGCAACTAGCCCAAGCACAAGGTCAAGCTAAAATAAATGAAGACAGATTTAAAGAAGATAGAAAAGATCAAAGAACTAAAATACAAGCTACACAGCAAAGTGAACTTATAGACCAAAGAAAAAACGATTTATTACCTAAAAACTTTGAGTCAGCAGGTAATGATACATTAGGTGGCTTTGGTTTAGAACAATTTACACCTAGTTAATTATTAATTATTATATTATATTATGTCAGAAGAAGTAAAAGAAGAAGGGACTTTTAAGGTAAAGAAAAAACCTGGAAGACCTAGAAAACTTGTTTCACAAGATGAAACACTTAAAGTAAATTTAGATAAAAAAGAAGAAGATGCCGTTGAAGAGCAAGAGACAAATGAGGTACTTGTTCGCGACGGATCCGAAGCTAGCGAAGAAGTTTCTAAAGAAAACGTCGAAGAAAAAGTTGAAGAACCTACCGGAGAAAGTAAAAAAGAAGAAGAAGAAGTAATTACAATTAGTGAGATTACAGATGAAGAAGTAGTACAACAGCCGGTTATAGAAGAGCCAAAGGCTGAACCTCAACAAAGACAACTTCCAGAAAATATAGAAAAGCTAGTACAGTTTATGGAAGAAACAGGCGGAACAGTAGAAGACTATGTTAGGATTAACGCAGATTATTCTAATGTAGACGAAACCGCTTTGTTAAGAGAATATTATAAAAGAACTAAGCCACATCTAAACGCAGATGAAATATCTTTTATTATGGAAGATAATTTTTCATATGACGAAGACGTGGATGAAGAGCGAGATATAAGAAAAAAGAAACTCGCTTATAAAGAAGAAATTGCTAAAGCCAGAAACTTTTTGGAGGAAACGAAAAAGAAGTATTACGACGAGATCAAGTTGAGACCGGGCGTTACTCAAGAACAACAAAAAGCTATGGACTTTTTCAATAGATACAACGAAGAACAGAAAGTGGTTCAAGAGAGACACGGTCGGTTTAAACAAAATACAGACAACTTTTTCAACAAAGAATTTAAAGGTTTTAATTTTGATGTTGGAGATAAGAAGTTTAGGTATAAAGTTAATAACACCGAAAGTGTAGCTAACAACCAATCTGACTTAACTAATCTTATTGGGAAGTTCCTAAATGAAAAAGGAGAAGTCAAAGATTATGCTGGTTATCATAAAGCCATTTACGCTGCTGACAATGTTGATACTATAGCTAGTCATTTTTACGAGCAAGGTAAATCCGATGCTATAAAACAAATGACTGCTAAATCTAAAAATATATCTGAAGATACTAGACAGACTGCTGCTAGTGCCGGTGATGTATTTATTAATGGATTAAAAGTTAAAGCAATATCAGGAGCAAATAGTTCTAAGTTAAGAATAAAAACAAAAAAAATAACTTAAACTAAAATTATAAAATTATGAGTTTTGCAGCCGGAGGAGCTTTTCCTCCAACTTTAATTCCAGCTGCTAAAAAACAAGCGTTAGACACTAACTACTTAGCGTTTAATTCTTCAACTGGCGGCGGAACTTTTGCTCAACAATACCTTCCGGAATTGTATGAAGCAGAAATTGAAAGATACGGAAACCGAACTTTACAAGGTTTCTTGAGAATGGTAGGAGCTGAAATGCCTATGTCATCTGATCAAGTTATTTGGACAGAGCAAAATAGATTACACATCGCTTATGATGGTTGTACAATTGCTTCAAATACTACAATTTCAGTTCCTTTAGAAGCTGGTAAGCAATGTATGATCAGAGTCGGAGCTACTATTGTTGTTTCTTCTGGATTAACAACTTTAAAAGCTAGAGTAAATAGAGTGCAAGTAGCAGCAGCTAACGCAGCTACTGTTCATGTAGATACTTATAAAGTGCTTAACATGGCAGCTATCAATGGAAATACAGATGCTAAAGTATTTGTATATGGTTCTGAATTTGGAAAAGGCACTAAAGGTATGGAGTTTTTTAATTCTGACCTAGCCAATACTGAAGCTAATGTCGCTGCTATACAACCTGACTTTACACAGTTTTCAAATAAGCCTATAATAATCAAAGATTATTACGAAGTAAATG